TACCTTGGGGCTAAACTCAATATCTATAATCCTATCAATCCTCTCCGGTAATTCCAAGTAATCGCGAGTTTTCATACTAATGCAAATGTCTTTAACTCTACGGTGTATGGCTTTCTCTGCATTTGGTAATATCTTATAGGTGTGAACGTGTTCACTTATTACTTTGTCAATGCGGAAAAAGTTATCTCGATAGTAAGTGATAGTTTCACCAAGCCTTTTTCCTAAATCAAGTAATTTCATTTGAGGCCATAAATCCATAAGGCTGTTAGGTGACGGAGTACCGGATAACTGTATCATTCGGTAGATAAAAGCCCGTTGGCTCATCAAGGCTTTAAAACGCTCACTGTTGTGATTTTTAAATGAGCTCGATTCATCTATGATCACACAATCAAAATGCCACCTTGGCAATGTAGCAACTAACCAAGGTATGTTTTCACGATTGATTATGTAAACATCTGCTTTTACTGAAAGACCTCTCAGTCTTTGACGCTTTGTACCTAAAACCTTTGATACTGTTAAACCTTTAAGGTGTTTCCATTTTCCAAGCTCATCAGTCCAAACTTTGGAGGCGACACGCAAAGGTGCTATTATCAATACTCGTTCAATCTCCATAAACTCAAAGATCAACCGGTGTATAGCCGTAAGGGTGATCACCGTCTTGCCTAAGCCCATCTCAAGCCATAGAGCGCTATACCTATTTTTTAGTACGTGTTTCTCTGCAAACTTCTGATAGTTGTACGGCTTATATTTTTGCGGGCCGTAATCAATTATTTCAAGTTGTTGAACATTACGCTTTACCAGGTTGGTTTGCATTCTTCTTTTAGTTTATGGAATTTGTACTTTTGTTTAACCATGAATATAAACGTGTCTACGCTGTCCTTACTGTTAAGTATATACGTATCTAAGCAATACTTTTTCTTTAAACGTTTATGTACTGCAACTTGCAATTTCCTCGGCTTTCCTTTTAACGATTTTGTTTCAACCAGGTAAACCAAACCGAATTTAAAGAAAACAGTTCTATCAGGAAAACCGTTTTTACCGGTCTTAACCGTGAACCCTCCAAGCTTCTCAACTTGTTTTAATAAATACGCTTCTATATTCCTTTCAAGCCTTTCGTTCATTTTTCAAGGTGTTTAAATACCGCCATCCTATATTAGATAGCAATATGTTTTGTAATGCGTGAATGTGAAATTTAAAATCGGCTGTATCATCAGGATGTAGCTTATCTTTCTCTATCCTATCGAAAGCGTTCCACAGTTCGGTGGTCTTATTAAGCACATCAGTAAATTCAAATACATCATTCATATTAAAAAATTTTAGATTTAACGGCGTCCAAAGTCCAATGTTTTGCTATAAAGTATAAAAAGGCTGTTTAACCTATTTAACGTATTTTTCATTTTTACCTTAAATACCTTAAATATATATTTCTATCTATTATAATAATAATTGGACGTAAGGACGTAATATGATAGAACATAGACCAGATAAGGTTTTCAGCACGTCCTAAATTACGACCGATTTGTAAAAACGTCCAAAACCAGATGTGACGTGTTCAAGCCGTCAATTTTGGGAGAAAAGGACGTGACGTGAATTTCGGACGCGTTTAAAGCCCCTTTCCCTTGACCCATCAGAACCAAACCTAACCGGCTCCCAGTCCTTTGCGTCTTTCATCATATCGTTAATAGCTCGGCTATCCCTTTTAGTTATATCTTTAACTGAACCGCCAAAGAGTTCACCCCATATTTCCATAACGGTAACTCTCTTCCTCGTTTTATAACCCTCTCCTTTAACAGGGTTTTGTACAAACTCTCTACGTTGCCAATAATCAAGGGTTTCCCAATCCTCAGGTACTTTTAATTCCAGGTATTTTAATAAATCTCCAAGCCTTACATCTTTTTCTGTAAACTCCTCTTGTATCTTGTTTGCTTCCTCTTCTAATTCGTCGTTAAGAAACCTAGTTTCCCCGGCCATATACAAGCAATAAGCCTCCGCCCATATTTGGTCAACTAAGGATGTAAGCTTATCAAAGTCTCTGCCTTTTACCACTCTTACCGGCCAATATCTCCGGCCCCCTGTAGGATCAGTAAAAGGTTCATCCTCGTTAAACGATCCACCGAATATACAACCCCTCTCGTACTCCATTTTATAACGGCCATACGCAGGCCTCATTTCATCACGCTGATTAGATACAAACGCTTTTACAGCTTGGTGTTCTACTTTGGACAGTCCGGCCATCTCCGCAATTTCAACGATCCAAGAGCCTTGCAACATCTCTACAGATTCTTTTTTGCCAATCATGCTAAAAGTAAAAGACCCATTATACCATTTACCACCAAGCAGGTTAAAGAAGGTACTTTTTTTAACCCCCTGCTTACCTTGCAGGCATAGTACGTAATCCATCTTACAACCAGGTTCAAAGATTCTTGCTACACCGGCAGCAAGCCACTTGCGCGTAACGGCCCTCACGTATTCATTATCCTCTGCCCCCATGTAATCAATGAGAAGCGTTTCACACCTATCAACGCCATCCCATGTAAGGCCGTTAAGATAGTTTCTAACGGGGTGGAATATGTTATGGTGTGCAATAATGTCAATAGCGTCTTGAAGTTTGCCAACGCTATCTAAACCGTATTTCTTTTCTATGTAACGCCTAATATTAGATTTATCAATATCCCCGAATAGATAACGGTTAACCTTATCCCATTTAAACGGCTTTAGCTTAACCATATTGTTACGGAATTCGTCAATAGCTATTACCCCTTTTATCTTTTTATCGTTCTCAAGGATCAACACCATATTGTCTACGGTGCTTTTTATGTTGCCTTTGCTGTCTACCTCAAGCGCTTCGAGCCAATCAATATTTGCCGGAGCTCCGTCCTCCATTGGTTCCGTTTGCTGCTCTGGATCGTCGGCCAATTCATCGATGGCAACGCCCTCAAATGCTTTTTCAATCTTATCATTGATTGTAGCCTTTCTAACTTTTTTGTCTTTGAGCGCGAGTTCTCGCATCGCAATAAAAGACGGCCGCTTATTGATCGGGGTGTTTTCATTGACTGCCTCATCCTCCTGCCCGTATAGGTGTATACGTGCAAGGTCAAAGGCACTACACAATTTTTCCGAAACAGGGTCGGTACCGTGATGAGAGTACGCAAATTGCTCGTCATATACGACAAGGCCCGCCGCTGTGCTTCCCCCCATATAGGTAAATCTGTCAGGTAGATCAGTGCTTTCGTATACGTCGCTAAGGTACTTTTCGATACATTCTGTAATCGTGAAAGTTCTATTAAATGCACCAATAACCCCTGGTTTGTCGTGAGGATCGCCTTGTTTTTTGATACCCCTCTTAATAGCCTCAGTTGCTTTTGCGCTGATAGGCCATTGCGACGCGTCTTTCCAATCATAGTATGAATTTAAAATGCCATCAGCACATAATACCGGGCCATCCTGATATTGAAAATAGTATTCACCGTCTTTAGGCGTACTCGGCCAATACATAAGCCTTGAAGCCTGAAAGGTGGTGTTATCGAATATCTCAATATCGAGATCACCGGCTATACGCCTTGAAATAGGTTGATACTCCTCGGGTGTAATCTCCCGGTCTAACGGTATTACAATACGTAGACGAGGGCTCTCACGTACATGTGAATGTGTAGAGTAGATAGCCGCTGCATTTTCGTACAAACAGCTAAACAAGGCCCACACGTCGAAATTCCCTTGCACATAATCAATGTCAAGAGTGATAAGGGTTCGAAATGTGATAGCGCCTTTTTTTCTACGACCACCGGATATGTTACCCCCGACGAAGCCGCCAATGTCTTTAATTTCATCTCTTTTCGATTTAGGAAAATTATGGTACTCATTAACTGTTTCGGCTGTACGATGGGTTTTACTAAGCCTCTGTATTAATTCGCTCCAAAGTATAGTCGTGTTTTTCCATCGTTTCTCCTCTCTGCTTTTTCCAATGGAAATGATAAGTTTTTTGTCTACTTTAATTTTCATGCGGGGGCTTTTTAATCTTTACTTTTGCGGTAAAAGGCGGCTGTAAATATATCACATTTTAGAACTAGCCCGTTTGCCCATTCCGGTGTTTTAGTCATAATTTTACGCACAGTTTCAATAACTGTTTTCTCATCCATTTTACTTTCAACCTCCCCTACAATCTCATCATGTATATGTATAACGAGCATTAACCAGGCAAGCAATGAGAGCCCTTTTAAGCCTTCGCAAAGTACATCTCTCGCTATGCCTTGTACGGCATTCTCCGTAATTTTCCCGCCGTATAGTGAGGTACGAGCCCATTTCTTTGAGCCTTGATCCATTCCGTAATAACTTATTTTCCCATCAACACATTTTGCACCTGGGTAAAACAACTGCCGACCGGAGGGTAACGTAAATTCAAGTGTACCGCGATTATAGCGCACTGCAAGGCGTCTTTCCGCAAACCTGATGGTTTTACCTGGGTGTTCAAACGCGGTCTTAAAAGCCCTCTCACAGCGTACCCAAAGGCCTGTTTCTTTATGGGCAATTTCCGGGTTCTCTCTTCGCCATGTTCCGGCAATAGGGGCAAGCTCTTTCTCACTTAACCCCATTTCAAGGGCTCCCATCCTGATTAAAGCCCCTATCCAACCCTGGTAACCAAGTGCAAGCTCAGACACTTTACCTTTTTTTCTTTCCTTACTATCTTTGCCTATCGCATCAATGGGAATACCGAACATCTTAGATGCCGAGGCCTCGTATATCTTACCATGACCATTTTCACTGAATACCTCCATACGCCATTTACAGCCCGATAACCAGGCAAGTATACGGGCCTCAATGGCCGACCAATCGGCAATGATAAAATACTTATTTGGGCGCGGAACGAAAGCCGTGCGTATTAATGTTTTAAGGATCGCCAACACGTCCGTAAACATCATTGAAAGATTATCACGGTTTATTGAGGGGTGTATTGCATTGCGCATCGTAGTAAGCTGCTTAAGCTTATAGTCTCCTTGCCCTGGTAAGTTTTGCACTTGTACGCCTCTACCTGCAAACCTACCGGTACGATTGGCACCGTAGTATTGGTGTAACCCTCTTATTATACCGTCAACAGACATACGAAGCATTACCGCGTATTTCTTCACTGATGAAAGAGAAAGTTCTTGTCGGTTAGTAAGTACTTCTATTATTTTTTCATCTTTGGTTGATTTAAGTAAACTCTCAATATCTTTGGAATTTAGGGTATCAAGTAAAACCCCTGTATAACTATGATGCCACTCTTTCAACTGTGCTACACTGTTTGGGTTTTCAAGCCCTGTAATTTCTTTGCTTCTCTCTTTTAGCACACTAAAGTGTTCACCAACCAGGCTAACCGCTTGCCTTACAAAATTAACATCTATCATTACCCCATATGAGTTAATGTATTCATCGAGCATAAACATTTCAACCTCAGTATTGGGTAGCTCATACGGAAGTACGTGATCAATTTCTACCTCTACATCCACATCAACGTTGTTATACTTGCTAAACTGTTTCCACTTGTCAGGCGCGTGTTCCGGGTTATTCCAAACACGGTAATTGTCTTTTTTCTTTGGGGTCTTAACAGGAGAGCAAAAATATTTAACAAGGGCTTTACCCTCTTTCATTTTACCAAAACCGAGTTTAAGGGCTTCACCGGCTGTTTCTAACTTCAATGGATAACCGTTATATGCGGACTTTGCCATTGTGCAACGCCAATTAATAAATGGCAAGCGCTTCCCGAGAATTTGACACCACACCTCAAATTCAAATAAAACGTTCCAAGCCTTTTTAATTACCTTTGGGTCTTGCACATCCTTTATTACTTGCGATGGTATTTTTTCGCCTTTGAGTAAATCGATTGTAGTAGTAAAAAGCTCATCGCTATAACGGTAGGAAAATAGAATCGGTTTAAAGCTTTTGGCTCTAACGTACTTGTATAAACTCACTTTTGTAATGTCGAGTTTACAACGGGTTTCAAAGTCCATATGTAGGGCTCTCATAGATGCGGTTGATTTAGGTAGTTCTTAAAGGACTAAAAACAATTAAAGAACAAAGCCAAGTAAATTTTAAGTCTCACTTGGCTTTGCCTGGTAACTAAAAAAACTCCGATCCTTCGCCGTCCTCGTCGTATTTGGCCGGTTTCTTTTTCTTCTTTTTTGGCTTACGGGTTACTTCTTCCTCTTCATCATCCTCCTCTATTTCAATATCCTCAAAAGCCGTTTCAGCAGTTATACCGCTACCAGTAAGCGCTTCACCGTTTTTACTCTTCATTACCCCGTTCAAACCAACGGCAATGCCTATGTTACCTTTCTCGCCAAAGGCGTAGAAATTAACACTGATATAACCAAAGTCCCCGCTTTTAAACTCGCGAGGGTCTAATATATCCTGTTTCTCCCTGTCAACAACAAACGGTTGGCTATCGCTGTTAGCAGTGAAGTAATACATGCCTTCATAAGCCCCATCCCCCTCTTTATCATCCCCGTCGCGCAAAGGTAATTTAATGCCTTTAGTTTTGCCTTTGAGCTTACGTTTGCCGTTAGCGTCATTTTCGATAGCGGCTTGTATAGCCCTTTCCACTGCCCTTGTTGTTTTCTTATCGGTTTTAGGCCAAAGAAAAGCGGTAGAAAATTTTTCTTTACCATCATCGTTTTTCTTTGGCTTGAAAATCCAAGAGTAGGAAAACCGACCAGGGCCGATAGTGATTTGCGCACCACTCATGTTATTTAATTTTTATGTTCTTAAATGCTTTTAACGCTCTATCTTTACCGATGGGTTCTCGTTTGTCCGTTTCCGGTACAAGTGTCGGCGCTCCCTCCGGTTTTTCAACAAACTTACCTAGCACTTTGCCAAATTCAACTACGCCTAATAACTTTTCCATAGCACCTATACCTAGGAGTTGTACAGCAGTAAACTGACTTTCCTTAAATCCTTTTTTCTTCAATGCAGCTTTGATAGCCGTCTCTTTTCCTTCCTTATACTTTCTGTTTGCCCTACCACTTACCAATTTTAGGCCGGGGAATTTAACCCCCTTCTTTGCTTCTGATTGCGCATAATCTTTCACGGCAGTTAACCATGTTTCGAGGGTTTGACCAAGTAGCAATATGTCGGCTATATCATCATTACTCAACTCGTAAGGCATAACAAAGTTGTGCTTTGCCAAGTTCTTATGATGGGTTGCAGCAGCTTTACACTTCGGTAACGCTGCACAAAACCGACACCATTTACCAGGTACGAACTTACCCGCGCCATCAAAAGCTAATTTGGCTTTCTTCTTTACCACTTGGTTAGCCCATTTTACGCATTCATCAACAGTCGTATTGTAAACTGAAATGTTATCAATACGGGGTTGGTGTATATGGAGATTGAGCGTTTTAAACTCATCGCTCAATAGTTCAGCGGCTTTTATCACCCCTAAAGCATATAGGCTTAATTGAGAATTAGCAAGAGCGCTAACCGGTATGCCTTTACCGTATTTAAAATCAATGATGTCAATAGTACCGGCAGAGAGTATGGCAATATCCAGATGACCAAAACCCTCTGGGGCTATATGGGAATAGTCCACTTTTGTTTCAATCCAAATATCTGCCCACCCTCTTTTTTTAGCAGCGTAATAAATATTTAGCACGTATTCTGCAAACGCTAAAGCATAGCCGTTCATTTCGGGATCGTACAATCTATGTAACTTATATTCTGCTAACCTTGTCAGATATACGCGTTTTACTAGCATACCAAGCCGGTACATAATGAGATCAGTAGCAATGGAGTGGCATAGCGTACCCTCTTCGGCGTAATCACTATTCTTTTTTTCAAACTGTGCAGCAAAGCGCGGGGCTCTTGTACAGTTTAACCAGGTGTCAGATGCAGAGGCGTTTAGTAAACTATGCTCCCTTTCCATGAGTTACTTTTTGATTTTATTGAGGTCGGCATAAAAGGCCTCGTAATCTTTTTGCTTTAGACCGGAAACCGTTTTGCATTTGTACTTAGCAAACACTTTTGCAATAGAGGCTTGTTTACCAGCTTTTGAAAGAGAGGCGATCTTTGTCTTGATCAGGTCATCATCGACTTCGCTTTCCTCCTCTTCATCTTCCGTTTCCTCCTCTTCATCTTCCGTTTCCTCCTCTTCATCCTCCTCTTCGCTTTCCTCCTCTTCCTCTTTGACCGGCTTTTTCTTCGTTGGGGCTTTCGCACCTGCTTTGCCGTTAAGCAGTTCGTCAAGGCTTAAACCTTTCTTTGCTTTGAAGTCCTCGGGCGTAAGTTCTATTACTATTTTCATGTTATATGACGGTTACCTATATACCGTAAGGTGTTTTAAAGTAGATTGTTAAAAACTGGAATCATCATCATCATCATCATCTTCCTCCTCGTCTTCTTGATCGGTCTTTTTCATTTTACCCATGACAGCATTAGTGCCATGTGAACTGATAACCTCGGGTGTTTTTTTGATGCTGTTGAACTCAATGTTAAAGGAAATATTTTCTGCACCGGGATTGTGCATTCGAATAAGATGCTCAATAGACTGTTTAAAGGTCAAACCTCTAAACCTATCGTAAGCACTTTGCTTTATTAAAGCCCCGACCTCTCTTAAACGCGTATAAGCTTGTTGTTTTTCACTATACGGCATGAAAGATAACTCACGCCTTAAATCAGCAATCGATTTTAAAGCCGCTTCTTCTATTTCATTAAACATAAACAAAAAATTGGTTTATTAAGATTGAAAATTCAAACCCCTTGGCAGAGGGTAAGTAACAGGTTAAGGAGAGCGATTAAGAGGCATGTTTTGATATTGTTAACGTTTATTGCTTTAGGTTAGTAAGTAACAAGAATTTTCAGTTAGATCATTTGAAGCCAAGAGGGTAACACCAAAAACCTCAACATTCCCATTTGGTAAAATATAAACGTCAAAAGCTGTATAATAGAGGTTAGGCTTCATCAATAACAGCCTTACTTTCACATCATAAGAAACCAATATAAACTTAATTTCTTTTGGTGAAGTAAGGCTATTTGCCTTTGCTGCCAACATTATTTGGTGTGTGACTAGTTGGCCTTTTTCTACTTCTACTTTTATCATGTGATGTAAGTTAGTATTATTACCGATACAACCAAGAGGTGTGAACAAAGTTTTTCCATCCCTATTTCATTTGATACAGGTTTGCAAGCTTATCCTCAAGAATTTTTTGCAAGCAAATCTCATAGTCGAGATATTCTTTAGGAGGTAGATACTTTTGAGCATGGCGTAAAAAACTACTAGACATTTCGCGCCATTGTTTCCACTCGTCGTGCGTATTGCACTCACGAACACCCCGTATTAAGCCAAGGTAAGTGGTTTCCAATTTTCGAATCGTGACAATGCGGAAAGAGTAATAAATAACGGCTATAAGGGTGAGTAAGCCTACTACAATAAATGCAGTTACTAAAATTGCTTTCATGCTGTTAAATGTTTTTTAGGTTTTTTAATGAATCGAAAGTTATTGCTATATCCTGGTTGACCTTTTTTGAAGCGTGGAATGTGGACAACACCAATGCAATATTATCAGAGTTAAAGAAAGTGTAAATCGCACCTGCTAATAAAATGCAACCATTGTATTCAGTGCTTGTTTTTTTCTCATCGATCACGATACCGTCTATTATAACCTGATACACGTATCGGTATTTTTTGTTTTTGCTAAGTAGCTTCCTAAGTTCGTATATCTGCATATATTACGGTTTATCGAGATCGTTATTATGATCGTCTTTAATATCCCCTATTAGACCACTTATATCAAGCAAATCGGTTTGTGAAAGAGGTGTAAGAAAGGGGTCAAACATCCACCGCCCTAGAGGCGTACCGTTTTCAAAAAGCATTATAAGACCAACAACATCATTATCTAACGGCCCATCTACTCTTATTACGGCGTAGCATGTTGCTGCTCTTTTAAAAGCCGTAAACTTTTTACAAGACGAAAGATAGACTTGTCTCATGGTCGTAAGTCTTTAATCTTTGGTATACCGGCAGGCATTGGGAAGGTATCAATGATTATATGCCTTTGTGGCACCGCATCAATTGCACATTCCGGGCAAGGAACCCAAGGGTGAGGCTTTGCAGGTATTTCAATGGTTTTAGTACAGCTAACGGCCATAATCAGGCCAAGAACAAAGATTAAAAGTTTCATGTTATTTTGATTTAAGAAGTTTAACGGCCGAACGGCCCGTGCATTTTATAAATTGTTAATTAATGTTTTCAGTTTTGCAATTACTTTTTCACGGCGCTTAATCGCTGATTCGTTCATTTCGCCTGTTACCTTATTGGGCCAAAAGGTATCAAACTCAAACCATACAGAATATTGTCTCACATCAAAGTTTATTGTTCCGTTCGGGTTATCAGCATAGCCGTGAGATTTTCTAGCTTTATAGCTTTTAGGGAACTTTGTCATGAACTTGTCGCGTTCAGCCTCAACAAGAAATGGGCCGATGCTAATGCTTTTAATTTCGTTTACATCAATACAATCGAATGAGTTAACAGGGGGCAAATGTGCAATAGCCCCTCTCCCAATTTGATTTTTATAGTCTAAACGAGTTATTACAAGGTTCATACTAAATAAGCTTTAAACGTAAAGAGCAAAACCAGTTAGACCGAAACCAACCCGGTAAAGCTCGTAAATTTGAAACCGCCCAATTTGGCTTGCTGCACAGGTGGGGGTCGAACCCACATATTAGCATTACGTTGCTAACTGACTACCCGTATACCTTTCCGGCACTGTGCAACCTCTCCACTCCCCGGAGGAGAGAATATTATCCAAAGATCACCGTAATGCGATCACCATGCTTACCGCCATTTGGCGCTACATTGCTTTTGATATACCAGGTCTTACCGATAGCCCCTTGACTTCTCATCGTAATATCACCTATACCCAATCGATTCAACACATCGGCTGTGCGATCGAGCCAAGAGGTAGAGGATGACCAGCGGCCTGAGCCGGTGTTTTTACCACACACTTGCTCTATGCCTGGGTTCTCAACCGCTGCTAAAGCGCTACGGTATGCAGCATTATTCTTAGCAAGCCGCGCCGGTACCCCTTTTTCAGTAAGCGCCTTTAACGCGTTGATAGCTTCCTGTTGTGTCATTTTAGAAACGGGTGATTTTATCAGCATTAATAAAATGGTTATCGTAAATAGCTTTTAATGCAGGCCTGTGATAAGTGTAGGTATTAGTTATATTGCTACTTATTTGATTACCGTTTAAATGGTATCGGTATGTGAGGGTTACCGATTTTGAATTAAAGGCAATTGAAGTAATTTCAACCCCTTTTTCTTTGCATGCAGCAGTAAACTGTTTTGAGGTCATAATTTATTTTTTAGCTGTTAATTACGTTTCTGAGATCAAAGATACCTATTCCGAGCATATTCCCAAACTTTTTTACTCAAAACAGGTAAAAATTTTTCTTTTTATGCTTATTCCAGGCAAAAAAAATGGCAGACCTTAGAAAAAGTCCGCCTACCTCTAAAGGTCACCGGGATGATTGGTAATGAGTTATACGAAGTAAACTCTCTTTAACCACCCGCGTAAAAATTCCTCTTGTGTTGGATCAGCTTCGCAAATCTCAACATATCGTGCAAGTTGTAGACCGTTTAGCAATTTAAGTAGTGCATCCGGGTAAGGGTGCTCGTTAGTTAGCTTTAGAGTTTGAGAGCCTAAAATACCGTCAGCTGTTATTTCAGGGTATAGTTTACCGTTACGATTAAGCAGGTTTAAAGACTTTTGAAGCAGATTTATTGATACTTTGGGGTGCATATTAACACCGGTATCAAAAAGCTCATTAGCGATTTTTTGATTGATTATAGCCCCGAGGCTTATTCGATCCCAAAAATTAAGCTTGTAGAAATCGTGTACCAACTCAATAGGCGGTTCATGGCCTTGATCGATGATTCGCCAACCAGCCCAATAAGGCCAATTTTTACGGGAAATACCCATGTATGTTTGCCCTCCTCGGTCGAGCTTATGGTTAACCTTCCCGCCCTCAAAGTCCAGGGTTTCTTTATACGCTATTAGGAACTCAGCCATTGCGGTATTTTAAGTAAAGTGATGTAATAGACCCAATAAAAAAAGAGAGCTTTAAAAAGGCTGATACGCCGCGAGGATCAACCCCGGTAATTTTTCCAACCCACTGTTGAAACTTATCAATTAGTGCAGTTGCACCAATATACCAAAACTCTTTTTTAAGAGCATATGAATTGATGAACCCGTCAAAAAGTAACCAGGTACTTGCGGCCATTAGCAACCCCCATTCAACTCCGTACAGTTTATGGATTATGTAGTACATCCATACGTGCAGTATTCCACCTGCAATATGCCAGCGAAGATTAAACCCCTTATTTTTTGGGTCGTTGTTATTTGTCCGGTCATCTTTGATAAAGTATATCATCTGCATTATGAGCGCAAACAGACCGGTGATAATATCAATTAACGGCCACATAGCTATTTCTGTTTAGGCCAGGGGTTAACACAAAGCAAAGTGAACCCGACAGTAAATAAAACCGATCCAGTCACAATTAAAGGAACCGAGGCCTTAGCTCTACCAGTTATTTGCGACTGATCCCAATCAAGGCCAAAGCCCAATATAACGATACCCAATAATAGCAACGATGCCATAATGTAACTCCCGTATTTACTCAAGAATTTTTTCATGATCTTAATTATTTAAGTTAATATTGCAAGGTCATAAATTGAAATAGCTGTTAAACGTAAGCCCGGTGTATTCTTACACGGGGTTTTCTTTTTTAGAGCAGGCCACTTAGTAAGGTTAATATAATCCCGATCGCAGCACCGAAAAACCCAGCTCTTAAAACTCTTCTTTTTTGCGTTTTGTTTTCCGCTTTCAATTTTATATTTTCCTTTTTTTCTTCTATGCTTTGTTTTCCGACAGTATCTAACCTAAAGGCAATAGAATCACCGGCTTCATATAGTTTTTTAAAGTAATCATCATTCGATAGTAGAATACTATCATTAATATTACTTAGGCCATTTTCAGTTTCAAAATACTGTGGTAGATAAGTATAAACAATGCTATCACATATAACTATTGCCGAAGCAGTATCTTTTAACTGCTTTTTTTCTTTATAGCCGGTTGAGCTATTTTTTAACTGCGCTTCATACCTGTTTTTCTCTATTTCTATTTGCCCCTTCTCTACCTGCAATCGCATATTAACTTCTTTTCCTTCCAAGTACAGTGCTCTGTACGATTCTACTAATATAGAATCATTGAAGTGCTGTAAAGCTAGTTGCGTGATCTCTTGATCCCCATCATCTTTTTCTTTAGCTGGTAATAGCAGGTAAACACCCATAACTATGCACGTTATGAATGCCAACCAGCCAACTGTGTTTTTTGCTTGTTGCATGTTATATTGATTTTTAGGTTAAGCTATCTGTTTTCTTACGGTCTACTTTGGATGCACCGAAGTAATACGCGATAACTCCGGCTTGCATACTAAGTGTCATGACCACAGTTGTTACGGCAATGTCGTGATTTTTCTCAGGTATGTTACTCCTGAGTATCATTACCTGTATGGCAAACGTGCCAAGGATGATGATAAGGGCGAGTACATTTCTTATGTCCTGCTCTCTCAGAGATTGAAAGAATTGTTTCATTTGGTACGGTTTTTTTTGATGTTGAAATAGTAATTGATACAGGCCATAATAGAGGCGCAAGCGCTAAGGATGAACAGTACATTATCCTTTGTGGCGAGGTGTAAAATACCTAAACCATAGCCTAACCAAAGTTCAAGGTTTCCAGATCGGGTAATCATTAAAGTACGTTTCATGCAAATTACAAATATTTTTACACCTAATACTTTAGTAAAATTACGTTGTAGGTTTCAGTCGTATTGTAGTTTGCTGATCCCGTCGAAACATTATGCACACGTATCGTTACCGTGTTTGAAGAGGAGACCCAGGCATCGTAAATTTCACCATTAGAATACCCCCCGGTAACTTTATTAACGTGCACAACATCGGTAGTTACGGCCCCTGTTACTGTTAATGTTGTTGATGCGCTACTCCCTGCCCCTACAATACCAGGTTGCCAAGTTGTGGAGCCTTTTAGGAATTTCAATACGGGAACAACACCTACCGGCCTTGATTTACTCGTCGCATCATACCCCAAGGGGGCAAAAACACTATCAGCCGTTGTAGCTGGTATAGCTGAAATGTAAACGCTATCACTGGACACAACTGCACGTTGCTTAAATACCTGAACATATGAATGTTGATTAGCGCTCACGTTTTTGTACCTAATTGCAGCGCCAAATGTACTATTTAGTGATAACTGCATCGTTATACTGTCTAAGCTATTGGCAGCATTCATGTAGACTGTGCTCAAGCTTGTATGATTACTTGGGTCGTTACTTACGTCACCGTCCATGTGAAGGGTTGAGAACTTATTTAAAAATGACGGAAACGCAAGACCGCGAGTAATCAAATTAATACTTGACGTTGAATCGATTAATAAGGAATACCCGGCGCCGCTATGCGATCTGTCTGTTGTGAATCTCAAGTTAGAATTTGCAAAATTTGGTATTGCAGTAACCGGCAATTGATATGTCCCTGAATCAGTTTTACTATGCACTAGTAAATTATAATCATTCGCTGGTGCTGTAACTCCTGACAATTTCATAAGGCCGTTAAACCATGATGTACTATTTATCTGAAACTTCCCATTTGCTCCGTTATCTGTATCAGTATTAAATAGATAATTGGTTGTTGCTCTTACATATCTTCCGTATGTACTCCCGTCACTCCCTTGCGCAAGCCTTGAGAAAATAATATCGCCGGCGCTTGCGCTTAGTACTATGCCCCCAGTCGAACCACCAAACATCGTAAAGGCACTTGGCCTGTATGATGAAGCTGCCGAGTTGGTAGTATAAAGAAATCCTAACGGGCCGGAGTTATTATAAAACCTTATTGTAGAAAATGCTCCGCCACCTGTATTCGTGTTTAATATTTTTATACCTGCTGCCGAACTGTTTTTGCTTGTGTTTATCTCTAGGTTAAAAGATTCGGTGGGTGGGCCTCCAATGCCTACGCTTCCACTATTCGCAAAATAGATGTCATCCTCCTGCGGTTGCCAGATATTTTTATTATTTGTAAGTATTGCGTTTGCCGTCATTTGCCCGACCTCGTTTAACGCGATTTGATTGTAGTGGATGCCGTCACCTTGCATTAAACCCCGAGTTACAAAATTAGCTGCATTGTAGTAAACTACTTGGGTCATTGAATCACTATTAGCGATAGACTGTTGTACGTCTCTTATTTGTTGCCAGTATGAATCGATATAAGGTGTGGATGTTCCAACCCGTATAATGTTAAACGGCATAGCAGCACCAAAGTTTTGCCTGAACTTTCTAATCATTTTAGTGAATGCCGCCGTGTAATCAGCCTGTGTTATAGTCCCGGCCTGTAACGCAATCGCGTCGTTCTCGCCTTGTAGCCAAACTACGCCTTTAAATATCGGGTTATAACCCTTGGTAGCTAATACACTCATTGCGCTATTAACACGCGCAACAGCAGAATCGAATAATACACCGGTAGTGTCCCAGTTACCGGCCCCTACGTCCGCTGCCGCGCATTGCGCTGTACCGCCTTTATAACTTGGGATCATGCAAATCATCCTACTAGTCTTATTAAAATAAGTGTTCCCAAATGAGGGCCATGCTGAACCGTATTGTGATTTTTCATTACTGCCGGTAACATTTTCCCCCATCGGATCATTAGCATCTTTGATAACCCCTGTATTTATTTGAAGAACTTTTCCGGTTATAGCTTTTGGTGATAGTGTTGAATCTCCTTTACCTTTTGCATTACTTTGACCCGCTATTAGAAACACATCGATATTCGGTTTTATGACATTCGGCCAATGATCAAATTTAATAAGCCTACCACTTGGATCAATTACTGTGGGCTTTGCGTAAGTCGTGTCTGATACAGTGGGAAGATTAGGATAGTTATGCAGGTACACAGCGCCGTCATGATCAATAGTAACCCTGTCTTTCATAGTAGAACTATCGTTATCAGTAGTCGAAAATACTAATTTAGTTCCGTGCGTTGTATCTGTCCAATCTTGTGTTGTACGTGAATATATGTTAGCCCTACTACCTGTATAAAAACTACCTGTATAACCCCTACCGCTAAAATTCCAAAGGTCGGTTCCTTCGGTTATGGCTAAAGGTAACCCCACTGATCCTAAAGACCGTCTAAAAATAATCGTGTTTGTACCTGTACCAAACGAAGTAAAGGCGGCTGCGTTCATGTTATCGCTTGTAGCGTTGATCTTGGATAGCCCGCCATCGTTTATAACGGTCGGCCCTACAATTAAACGTGAATTGTTTGATCCTTGGCTTTGGTCAAATAAGAAATTGCTATCGTTAGCAAATCTACCCGCCCCATTACTAAAAGGTACTTCGTAAATGTCCCCGGCCCCTTGCTGGCCTCTTATTACGAATTGACGAAACACACCGTTTTTACGATAGTGAAAAATAGAATCGGCAGTCACCCACAAGGTATCAACCCCAAGAGAAACGGAGCCGCCACCGTTCGCACTATCGAGAAAGTCAATTATACCACTTAAAAGATTGTGTAATCTAAGATTGGTAAAAGCCCTCATAGCTTCATTAGTTATAAACCGGTTATTGAAATTCCTTAATGAATCAGTTCCCGGAAATTGCGCCTTACTTGTACTTACTACAGTTAACAGTAGTAAAGATAATATTAGCTTTTTCATTACGATGCTGTTGCGTTTATTTGATAGGGTGAATTAAATATTATAGGATTAAATGTAACTATTGCACTCGCTGCAACCGTATCAACAGTACCAACCACATTTGAACTGTTATCTAATACATCAATGTGTTTATGCACTACCAGGCTTGGGCCTATGATACGGGTTTCTACTGCATCACCAACAAGCACAGTTATTGAACCCGTCCCTGTGGTTGACTGCGCTACTACTTGGACGGCATTTACGAAAATCAAAAATGAGCTATTTGCTGGTTGCCCTCCCGCCTCTGTATAATCGTAGTTTATAACAATAGCATTCGGGTTATTTGCAACGTTTATGCTTGTGCTAAATGTAACCGTACCACAAGCATTAGTGACGTCAAATGAAATCGCTTGCGTATTACCAGGAAAGGCCAACCCGCCAAGTGTCACTACACTGCCGTTTAGGTGTAAACTCATCCAAGCGGGTTTGATAACGTTTGTAATGGTAAATGGTTGTGAGCCGTTTAAGTTAATTGTAGCATTGTACAAGGTGTATGCCAGGCCATCACCAACGTTATTTGAGCCTATTGTTGGCGGTACGCAGGTAGGGGGAGGGTTGTTTACGCCTAAAGCAATTTCAAGATCACGATCAGATGTAAAGTCATATATCTGCCCCCCAAAACTGGATTCATTGAACAGCCCATTATTAAAAGGGGATGTTTTTGTAGGAGGAGCGTTTAGTACCATTTGATTGCCTATGCCCTCAGTAGAAATACTAAACCAATAATACCAATTGCCTTTAGGTACTGGTACCGTTATATCTACGGGATTTGCTAAATTACCCCCACTTGCCTGTGGTAGCGTATCGGTTTGAAATACGGCCTCCCCGTCTGAGTTAATTAACCGGAATTTAAAAAATGCCTGAATGCCTGAACTACCGGAGGTATGTATACGAAGATTAACGAACTCTGGTAAGGCATCTGCGGTTGTGTATTCCCCTTGCCCAAGCAGCTCTACTGTACCGCTTGCAATTTGCCCGGCGCTTGTTTCTATATTACAACTCCTAACAATAGCTTGCCCCTCTACTACTTTATACTGGTTAGCTTCATCCTTATATAAGGCTCTGAAAGGTACCTCTAAAAAATTCTTTTGGTACTCTGCAAAACTGAATATTACAGGGCTTGTACCATCCTCTCTGTACAATACTCCGTCTAACGAACAAGTATAAGTTATCTGCTTGTAGTCGTAGCTTTTAAATTTCCCATTACCTGGCCCTGTAATCTCTTTCTCAATAGTAGTAGGGTTAAGGTTAAAACTCCTTAAACACATAACAGTAGTGTATACCCCATCTACTTTAACCTGAAATAAGCAACTGTTTGATTGTATTAAGGCCATTTATTTAAATTTATATTTGAACTCGTGTAAATCCCCCTCTTGGTTGCCGTCGTTTTTACCAGGTGTAAAACTCTCTCTAAAGTTGGCTTTCATATCTCCGTTATAATAATCTATCGATAAAGGAGGCACTAACTGAAATATGACACCGTTTAATTTAGGGATGTCAGTAAAAACGAAATGCTTATGGAACCCCACCGGGTAACGGATTGACTGATCGTTTCCAGGGTAATAAGCAACGCCTCCTAGGGTGCCTGAAACCTCCCACATTCTACGATAAGATTGGTTATATCTTGCCATGTTGAGGAGCTCTTTAAAGCCTCTGTTCTCGTTTACGTTTTGCCTATGCCACGACCTTGTAGTAAGCGTTGTTCCGTCATTTCTGTATAACGCTCCCTTCAGTACTTCAATCTCGGCATCAGATATAAAAACCTCCTCGTCTATCTCATCAAGGTAGTTGGTATTCTGTTCTGTGTTCCAAAAATCTCCGGTTGCTTCTATATATCCCCCGGCTACGAATGGATGGTATGTAACGCTGAAATTCCTGTAAAACGCATGGGTGTTCGTGCTATCGTAATTCATAAAACATATGTACATCATTCCGCGTTCGGGTGCTGCCGGTACATTCACGTTAAAAGAGCTCCAATTGTTCCAGTTTTCCCCGTCATAGAATTTACTTACAAACCTCATCCTTGTTTGCTGCACCCACCTAAACGGGCCTCCTCCATCAGGGGGATTGTTATTCTCAAGCCAATAAGCTATGCCTCCATTACTTGGTTGAAATACTACCGCTAAATAGTCCATTGTGCCTGTACCGCTCCCCCCTGTACGCCTAAAGTCGAAATCAATATCATTTTTTGAACCTGCTGCAACAGGAAAAGCCGTCGCGATAAGGAAGGTGTGACCAGGTGTGTTTCCATTTTCTAAAACAATCTCACGAGCCGTTTCAACCCCATAAATATTATAAGTGGATAGACGATAAGCCCTGTCTGTTGTTGGCGCTGGGTGGGGCGGGTCTTGTGATGGATCGCTCGGGTTGGATATGCCGAAAGTCCAATCATCTATTGAATACGCTTTTTGATCCGGGTTACCTATACCAGGTATAAAAGTGCCTCTTTCAAAAGTATTGTTCTTCGGTATCTCCGGCCAAGGTACGTAGTTATAAGTGTGTCGAGCACGTCTAACCGAATAATTACAACCCGCTTCTAAATCCCCGTTAATGGGGTGTAAAGTTTGTTGAGTTGCTATAATGGCGGGGTCGTGATCCAACATGCCATAATCAACTATTAAGCCTGTCCAATCGTATTCTGTAAACCATATCTTTGGCCCCGGTGAATCTTGCATTTCACCCAATCGCATGATAACCCACTTACCGTTAAACTGTTCTATTTGATACCCCTCTTTTAATATTATCTCTAAACATGAATAACAGTCTTTAAAGAGTATAGGATCAGCTAAAAAGGTTGCATAATTCAATTTGGCTTGATTGAAAGTATCGAAGTAAGGGAAGAAATTCCTGTCACCCATACTCGCATCATATATATTCGAGTATACGACAATATTAAGTTGCATATTGGTTTGTGCAAGACAACCGCATATGTAATCAATTAAACGATCTGGCCCTCTGAACTCGCTACCGTCATATTTTTTAAGTTTAGGTTTTTTTAATAACCCTAGATTATCGGTAGCAGTTAGTTTTATATCTTGTCTTATGCCTATTAAACTACTTGTCCCTTCACGAGGCGTTAAAAAACCAACAAACTCGATTTGCCCGTCTGTAATAAGTATGATCTTCCATTCATCATGAAACGAAACTATAAAATCATCCCATTCAGCTCCACTATCCTCCCGTAACCAGAGTGTGAAATTAAGTTGTGTAGTTAGTATCGTGTCGGCCCCTCCCCCTTCCCCGCTTAACACCTCCCTGGTAAGAGATGATAACTGTAAAGGCGTTACTTCATCAGGTATAATGTCTTTACGGTGCATTTCAATTCTCACCCGTTCAGTGACCGGCGTTTCAAATTCTACTATATGGGTTAAATGGTATGTCATTATACTAATCTGTTAAATCTATTTGTTTCTTGTTCTAATAATGCAACCAGCTCACGGCCCTTCACACTCAATGAGCCTTTTACTACAACGTTTGTTTGCCCTCGGCCTCCTATCATATCTGGTAATTTGTTAAGTGGGATAATAGCCTCTTTACCGGCCTCACCAACTAAACCAATTGTTGGCCCTGTAACAATACCGCCTTTAGCAAATTTTGGCCCTTCAAAAGTTGCATTCTTTAAAGCCGCCCCTGCTGCTATAAGCCCGATGCCCGCAAGGACTGCCAAAGCAGGGTTCTTAACTGCCCACGTCTCAAGGGTCTTTTTAAGCAGTTGTATTTTAATCGCAGCAGCTATAACGTACTTTCCTATTTGCTGCATCACAGAGCCGAGTATACTTAACATTTGCCGAGCGGCATTTTTTAACCCCTCTCCAATATCTTGCCCACTTATAGCATTTGTAAAAGCCTCGCCTAAACTCTCTCCGAAAGTGGAAAATAAGTCTCCTTGTAGGCCTGCTAACGAACTTCTTATATCTTCCGAGAGTTGTTTATTAATTTCCTCTACCCCTTCAATCAATCTAGTTTTCTTACTACCTAATAGCCTTACACGAACATCATGCAAGGTAATAGTTATCTTTTCTAAATTGGTCGCTTTCGCTACTCGGTCTTTCATATCCGTTACATCTACGGAAACGCTACCAGGTTTGAAAACTATTCCCGTACTATCTGTGAATTCTATCGGGGCTATCTTAGTAGTGAAAGACTTTTTTATTATCTCGTTAAAATCGAGTTTATCAATAATAGGTGAAAACTTAACTTTTGGTGAGGCCTCTAATGAGGTAGCCTGATTTAAAAAAGCCTCGTTTAATTGATCCTGAAATCCTCTTATAAGGTCGTCAAATTCGCCTTGTGTTAATCTCTTCTTATCATCTCTCGCGGCTATCCTTACCTGTAAATCGAATATCTGCTCTTGTAGCTGTACTAATTCACTGGTATCTTTGGTTGACTTTTTTATCCTTTCGAGTAAAGCAAGGCGCTTCTTTAAAGCGTCCTCCTCCTTTTTATTTTCAGTGGTATTTACTTTAACACTCGGGCTAAGTGCCTGAATGTTTTTCATTATGTCGTTAATCTGTTTATCCAATCCCGATAGCTCCCTTTCAGTCTTTTTTACCTGTCCTTCAAGTAAAGCGATTTGAGCCGGGTTCACTATACCACCTGCTTTTTGTATAGCCTGTAATCGCTCAAGCTCTTTTCGTGTAGCCGTAAGCGTTCCAAGGGCATCTATCCCTGAAAGGTTTGCGCCTTGTTTCTTTATTTGCTGTTCGATTAACGCTTCTAATTTTGCCTGTAATATGCGAACGGCTACTACATTTTTAATATTTGCCAAAAATGCGGTGTAAGCCTGATCAAGTCCGGTTACTGCATCCCCTTCTAATTTTAGATTCTTGAATATCTCAGGGGATATGTTTTGTAACTGTTTAATTGCGGCTAATCTGCGCTCTCGCGTTTCTGTTTCATTCCTTAACACAGCAACGAGCGTGCCTACTTGAGCGGCTTCCTTAGCGGTGGATGCAAAAGCGCTGTTAATTGCCTGGTTTAATTCGTCTGACTTCTTTTTTAAATTCTCAGCTTCCTTACTTGATTTAAAAAGCTTGTCACCAAATAACACAAGTGCTGAGGAAGCCAAACTAATGGCAAGGCCTAAACCCCCGGCCCCAAGCAGAGAAGAGCCAAGGGCTTGCATTGCTGCTTTATTAGAGCCTGTTTCAGCCCTTAAACGTTGGAACGATTCAAGTAATGGGTTAAGGTTGTTTGCGATGCCTATAAAGCCGAAAGGGGCATCCTGCACTACCCTGCCAAGGTTAGTGACTGAGTTCGTGGCTTGATCAATGCCTCGTTTGGCATCAGGGGTTATAATTGGCCCAATACCTTTAATGCGTTTGATCTCGTCCTCGGTTTTCTTTAACTCAGCATTGAGCTTTGCCACACTTACCGGATCGGTTGCGTGTTCAAGCTCTAATTTAAGGACTTTTAAATCTCCTTTTAGTTCTTGCAGGGTTTTAGTAATAGGGGCAATATCGCCCCCGACTGATACTTTAAATTCGGGCATCGGATTATTTTATAAGGCCTTTAGCTTTAAATTCCTTTAATACTGCGCGTGCTTCTGCATCCCCTCTTTTTGCTTGCTCTTCTTTAGCCTCTTTTAACCATTCTGCTCTTTCCTCTGGTGTCGGGTCATCTGGTAAAGGATAGAAATCCCAAACATTCTTTTTACCGTCGCTTTGCATATACATTATTAACCGAGTTCTACGCCATGCCTCACGGTTATGGAAGAGTGCTATTTCTTTTTTCTCTTCTCTTTCTTGCTCTTGTTTCCTTTCATAACCCTGTTTCCTGAGTTCAAATTCCCGAAAGGTACATGCGTAGAATTGTTTTTGTGTGAGGCCGAGTTCGTAGAGTGCATAGGATTCAATGAATTCCCAATCAATTGTTTTTTTTTCTCGGCCTCCTCTGTTGCCGCTTGGGCCTTGTCTACCATTACTTTTGTATAACGTGAATCAGTAAACACTTTAACAATGCGCTCGGCTTCGTTTGGTGCATCAACTAACGTTTCTTCTACGTATTCAACAAAAGTCCCAAGGGTAAAAACAGGTACCTTATCATCTATTAGGCACTGGTTTTCGTATGCAGCAAGTAGTAATTTAGCCATACCAAGAGCTAATAAATCTACTCCCGAAAAATACTTTTCGTTATTGTCCGAGAGTAGCATACTAGCATACTCCTGACACGCAGGCATCCCAAAACGGATTATTGTTTCCTGACCTTTTACCAATATCGTAGTAACTCCCGAGGTATTAATTTCCATAAATTATGCAGGTGCCAATTGGGGCAACCCAGTTCCTTTAAGTGAAAAATCAAATTTAACCAGGTCGTTAGCGCTGTTTTTCTGGTTAACGCTTTCAACCTTTAAAGAGCCTTTCAGGTACAGTAGGCTACTTACAGAGCCGGTAGACGGCCAACGAACACGACCAAGGATAGTGCCACCAGTCAGTATAAGCGCCTCTAAATCCTCCTGACTTACCTGTGAAGCGTCGGGGGCAATATCCGTAACGGCTTCACCGGAAAAATCGAATTTAGGAGCACCAACACCTTGCAGAGTACCGCAATTTAGTGTTTCGGTTTCCGTTAGTGTTGCACTTAAATTTCTTGTCCAGTTAGTAGCGCATACTAACATTTTCCAGGTAGTTCCCCCGTCAAAACTTAATTCAAGGGGGTTATCTGCTGCGTTTACATAGACACTCATTGTACGGAATTTAAATTTTAGTAATTATTAATGAGAATTGAAGCATTTTAGTGACTACCGTTCTTGCTTTTGCCTGCCCTAAAGTCATTGTCATGCTGCTAGCGCTTTCAAGTTGCACAGCATTATAACGCCAACCATTTTTATCAGGTAATGCTGCACCGTTAGGGTGACCGGTAGGATTAATCAGGTTTTCTATTTTATCGGAAACCAAATCAACGTAATCGTAAGTAGCTGAATTCTGCTGAGTGTGATAAATCTCAATTTCAATATTGCACTTCCAGCTTTCACGAGCAAGGTTAGACCGGTTTTGTGCGAACTGACTTGTTATGAGGACGTATAAAGGTTCCTCACTCTCATCCTTATTCGAGAAAACAGGAACAGTAACAAGCCCGTCGCCAGGTATGTTTACACTCATTCCGTCTAAAGTTTCAAAGAAACTAGTGCGTACGGCTTGCTCTCTGTTCATTTGTTAAATAGGGTGTTTAATCTTGTTTCAAGTTTCTGCGTTTCTTCCAAATACGCAGGGATTAAAAACGGGTGTGGGTTTCGGCCCTTGTGTAAAATTTTTAAGTAAACTCCGTGTATATCTGCACGTTCCAAACCTCGACGAGCCCCCCATTGCTCAATACTTTGTGCTAAGGTGAGGCCTCCTGAATTTATTTTAATGCCTTTAAAAGTGTTTGCAAACTGTTGAAACTCGCTTGGTAGTGTTGTTACGTAGTTTGCGGCTTCTTTCTTAGTACCAAACTCCGCAAACGCGCTATATTGCGACGCGCTTATAACCTCAAAATTGAACAAGCTCTTTTTTACGTAAGTAATCCCCCGAGCGAGTACCCCCATATCCTTTGAGGTTTTTTGCTTTGCTATACGGACTATGTTGACGGCAGCGGCTTCCATTTCATACGAAACCTCTAAAAGAAATTGGTAATTTTCTTTTGTTAGGTCTTGCATCATTTCATTTATCCTAACCAAGTATATCGCGCCAAACTTTATAGCCATTACTTACCGTATTGTGATAACTCAAAAACAAAATAAGCCTCTTTACCATCGTCCACTACATTCCATGCTAAGAGTGTGTACAGTGTCGGGGCAGTATCGCCCCTATGCAAAATAGTAAACCTGGTTTGCATATCTAAAACGGCCATTATTGCTGTTTCATAGCGAATAGTATACTTACATAAGTTTATACTAATCACCGCTCCGCTTTCCAAAACCCTTGACCCGTTTTTTTGTTCGAACTTGCCTCGTACCGTTTTAAAATCGTTATAAACATCTTTAAACCCTGCACCAACTGCCCCTGATCCGTTATGTGTTTTAACGGCATTTATTTGCAGTGTAGCAAATGTCTTAAAATCACTTACCAAAATTTTTTTCATGGGTATGCTCGGTATATGAACGGTGTTAAATAGGCTTCGGCTTTTCCTGCAAACTCTTGCGTTTGTTGTACATCGTTACGATTTTCGTACCGGTAAGTAATTTCCGATAATATTGCCTCTTGTAAATTAGCAGGCAGCTCTTCGTACCCTGCTGTGTATTCGACAAGTAGTATACCGGTTTTTTCCAATAACAATTCGTCTCCTATTAACTCGTATTGGTCAGTTGCTAATACCTCATAAGTATTCGGTGCTGTTTTTAAGGAGACTGAGGTTATTTCAATTACCGGTATTCGTGGAATGCGGAAACATGAGTTGTTGACATTAGCCCAAACCTTAACAACTGTTTCAGGGTAAAACACGTTTTTAGTGTATTCCTGAAACGCTACTATAACGGCTTTACGTAAACGCGTTAATATGCCGTTATCCTCATCATGGTTAATTACCAATTCGCTTTTAATTGTGGCTAACGGTAATATAGCCTCAAAAGCGGCATCCTCAAGCGCGTTTACTTTAATGTCTATAATTCTGTTTTGCATCTAATAAGAATTTTTCAAATTCCCGCATTTGTTTTATATAAAAGTCCTCAAGTTCTATGGCTCGGTTGAAACCGGCAATTGAGCATTCTTCGTAAAAACTTTTATTGTCAAGCTCTTTAATAAAATACTTAAATAGGGAAATGTCGTAATTATCGCCGTCGTGGGAAAGTATGTTGCCGTACTGATCTGTTTCTTTTTTGCCGCGAGGATTTACGAAAGTTGCACCGCCTTTACAGTTCTCTATGAGGCCTTTGGTTGGACAGGCTACGACAGGTATGCCGTTTATCATTGCCTCGGTTGCTACCCTGCCCCAGCTCTCGTAACGCGAAGGTACTAATAAAATTCGAGTTTGCCGGTAAATCTCCTTTACATTGTTGGAATGCTTCACTACTTTCACATTCGGTAAGCTTTCCAACATTTTTACAATGGTTGGTTGCAGCCCCCCGTCATCGTATGAGCCAATAACACCGAGAAATTTTCTATCTGGCATCTCTTTTGCCAGACGGTAAAAAATCCAACCGCCTTTATTTTCGTTAAGGTTAATGAGGGTGATGTATTCGCCCTGTTTCGGGTGAAGCCCAAGCGAGTACTCGTCTATTGGACAAGGGGGGTACAATACCATGTTATGGTGATCGTAGCGTAACTCTTCTTTTACCCAATGGCTATTATACACTACCGATTGTGGCTTTATGGCTTCCTGTATTTCAGGGTATTTAAAACTGTTATGTACAAAATGAACAACGGGTTTTTTTACGATACTTGAGACGTTGATCGTGTACTTTGTAAAGTCCAGGTGAGTTAAAACAACATCGGCCCAACGATAAACATCAAGATTGCTCATGTTGGCCGGTACGTTGCCGAACACGTCTACCCCTTCATAGTGATAAGTGTCTTTACTACGTAAATTAAGTATGCGCACCTCATGCCCCTTTTTTAGCAGGTACTTATTTATGTTATGGGCTACGTACTCAGCCCCGCAATTATGCGTTGGTGGGTATAGGTGAATGCTCCACATTATTCGCATTGTCTATAGTTTTATAGGTTATCATCGCTGTATGGCAGAGTATTTTATCGGCCATTAAAGGCTTATACTCTATATCTATTAACTCTTTTAGAGAACCCTGTTTTTGTATTTCAGACAAACTTCTATTTACACTGTTTTCGAATTTTTCAGGGTCAAGATTAACAACGACTGTTATAAGTTTCATAATATAGCTGTTTACATTATTTTCCAGCCATCGCAATAAATGTCTTTGGCTGTTATGTTAGTGTATTTCGGCCCAAACCAGGTAGCGGGAGCGATTACCTGCTTGTCTTTATTTTCTGATAAGATCGCAGCAGCAGCGCTATACGAGCTGTTACCGATGATGAAGTGCTCACATTTCTTCATGATAGCAAATGAATCAAGGTAATTGCTATAAACCGGCACCATGTTGTTGGCTTGCTTCATAAGACCGTTTATTTCGCACATATCTGCGAGTTGGCTAATAAAGCACTTATCATCACTGAAAACAAGGAACCGGCTGTCACTTGGAAAGTGTTTTATCGCCTCAACATACCAGTATACCGGAATAACTGGGTGATATTGGTTATCGTAATCCCCCCGTCTTGCATGAATGGCAACAAACGGTTGCACTGTATCTTTCTCCTTTTTCATTCGCATAAAATGCCGTACCTCATCAATGCAATGGTCAAAGTATTTTAGGCTTTGGAAATGCCCGGAAAGATCGTAATTGCCAGGCGGCAAAATAAGATTCTGATAACCCCACTCAACCCCTACGCCCTGCCAAGGCTTTTTTTCGATGTAACCTACATCAAAACCCGTAGCAACGGGTAACTGATTAACAAAGTGCTGATACACGTTTATATCCTCTTTAGAACCGAATTTTTCACCGTGATCATAATTACGCCAAATAGGAAAAACCGGCTCCATAGCGTTTTTACGAGCGATACCGATAGTCCCGGCCACCTGGAATACCTGATTTGCAAAACGGCCATGCCTCCCGAGCTGGGAAAAAGTACAATACCCCGACATAAAAAATTATTTGGATGGAATTATAAAAGAATTATCTTCGTTCAAGCAGTTCGTTAGAGGAAAGTACTGACTAGTTTTGTTTTATTTGCCGACCTTAAAAGCCCCCGATGGTTTCTACTATCGGGTTTTTCTTTTACTGCTCTTTTATCCACACACCATAAGCGCAATCTGCTTCGTGGAAGCCCTCAACGGAACCCCCGGCGTAGAGATTAACAGAACTACCAAACCAGCGTTGAAAGTCTTTTAAGCCATAGGTGTGAGGGTGATACTCTGTGATCGGTTGATCGATTGGCTCAAAAAAACGTATACGATCACCAAACTGTTTAGCAGTGTTTACAAAAACCTCGGGATCGATCACATGTTGCATTACATTCAATAACCATACTTCTGTGAACCCTTCAATCTTTTCAATGTGGGTCATCGCTAGCTCAAAAGCCTCAGTAAACAATTCAAAGCCGTAAGCTTTACAAGTATTTAACAAAATTTCAGAAGGCATTGGCTCAATTATAATCGCTCTGCCCCAATTTGAACACCCTTCGAGCGCCGGGAAATCAGCAGGCCCAACTTCTATAACATTCAGACCGTGTAGATTATTACCGAGGCCTAAGAACTTGAAGTAATTACGGTAGGCTTTGCCGTAATGGATCACCCCTTCGGTATGATCAAAAGTGTGTTGTGCTCTTTCTGCCTTCTGCGCTTGCTCCCATCGCCCTTGAGTAATTGGTAACTTTTCTCTTGAGGGTAAATCCTTGAACAGTTGAGGTAGTTCATCCTTACCATACCTTTTTGCCTCTTCGGCCAAAGGGTCTTTTCCGATTAATTCATGTACTTTTTCTAAAGGAATGATAGCCTCTTTACCCTCCTCACCTGTGGTTGCTCCTTGTACATCGCTTACTACGCCCCCTTTCTCAAATGATGGTACGGGCTTCTCTACATTAGCCCCGGCCAAATTTCGGTTTCCTGGTTTGTCTCCTCCTTTGGAGGCTCCTGTTTTTTTTGACATATAAAATTTAATGTTGGGTGATAAAATGCTTCGCCTATGGATGAAAGGTATATCTCTCCTGATGTTTTAGCCTTTCTGAATTCTATATCGTAAAAATATAAACTACCGCCTATAGGTACCTCCTTAAACCCGTCATGTTGTACTATTAGTACATGGGTATCACTGTTTACTTCAAGTTGCCGGATTAACTCAAGTTCCTGTAATAATGCTTCGAATATTGCAGGATCGGCAATAAGTTCAGGATTGACAATTATACAACCTTGTTTCATAGCTGTTAAATGTTTTTTGGTTGGTTCATAAATCGTTGTATTGCTTGATCTATAGGCAACCCTAACCGCTGCGTTTCAATTAACCATTCTTCGTTTCTCCGTCTGTGGTGGTAAAACATTTGCGGGTAAGTGTCATCTGGGTGATACCCTTTTAACGGCCCTCCGTATTGTGCGGGCCACCAATGTAATTTGATACCATCCTCAATGGCAAGGTTGGTAATAATACTTTGATCATTTCTGTGTTCTCTGAATTCAGGTAATTGGGTTGCATTTAATTGGTCATCAATAAAACCAGGTATGCACGACCAGGCTAACCACCGTGAAGCAAACTCGCGAGTATACTCGTTAACCCGCATAATAATAACCGATGCTTGTACTTGTTTATAATGCGTGTAACCTTGGCCTGCATAATCCCATTTACCAGGAACCCCAAACATCTTGGACATTACTTCGACTTTACACCAATCGATTTGTCTGAAACCATTAGAAAATAGGAATATGTCATTTTCCCCCTCGTAAATCTCAGTAAAAAGCTGATCTATTAAACGGTACACCGAGTTAACCCACTCTACTCCGCTATCACAGTATATCAAAATGTCCCCGGGTTGGGTTTTTCTGATATAGTCATCAACGATATAGGGTTTCCACAACCAGTAACCCCTCCCGCCTCCGCGCTGCTCTGCTTCTAATATGTTTCTATACCGCTTAAAAAAGTAGGGGTCAATGTCATGTGGACTGTACTCTACTACTTTATCAATTTTGCCGACCTCTTTAGCTGATTTTGTACAAAGCCGTTGGCTGATAGACATATTACTATCAGCATAGCAAATTAAGTGCGTTTGCATATGTGTTTTAAAATTATATCGGAACCTGTGAAAATAGTGTCATAGTTTGTAGTGCTATTCCAAATCAGGCTTTTACCGGGGCGCTGATAAGCTGCCATCGGTGACACTATGTACGAATTAAAGCGGGAGAGGTTACCAGAGAGCCAATTATCAAACATTTGCTCGCTTTCACCTGGGACGTTCTCAAGGATGAAAGTAATACATTTCTTGGAAAATCCAAGGGCATGAGTTGCCCACGCGTTATGCACACGGCAAAGGTGTGGGCTGTAATACTCCGGTTTAGGGTCACCGGAATGCAGAATATTAGCACCAAGGTACAGTATATCCCAATCCTCCGGTAACTCACTGAGAGCCTTTTCTACGTGATCAAGCTTAACAAAGGTAACATCATCCTCAAGGAGCAAAAACCGGTCAAACGGGCTCCTCAAGAAGTATTGGAGCAGGGTTTTAACGGACAGGTTAAAAGATTGGTGGGGGCCGATTGAGGGTAGCGCCTCAAAACGTACCACGTTTGTTAAACCGGCCCGTTTAAACTCTTCTATTGAAAAACCCCACCGCTCAGTTGCAGTGGGGTGATTTAAACAGGCTTTAAAAGGAAAATAGGTGTCGAGGGTCATTAGGCTGTTTGATAGCTAAACGCCTCTAACCTGCGTTGCAGCAATGCTACTCTCGCCTCAACGCGCATCGTATGAATATTGTTATACACTGCCTTATCATGCTGAGTGAATACCTGCACTTTCAGACCTTCACCTGTAACCTGCATGATACCGGCTTGACGGGTGTCACCTGTTACAAATTTAGCATCTGTTAAAGCGTTGGTAGCAGTAACGTAAACGGGTACCCCTAATACGATGACTGCACCAAGCGGGCTTACCCCAACAGTATTAACGGGCAAACTGTAATCGGCGGGTTTAGTTATCAGCAATTGCGACCAAAGAGCAGGCCTCATTGCGAACATGTTAACCCCGCGTTTTGTTTGACGCATAGCGGCAACACTTTTGATCATTGTCTCAATAGGTGCTGCACCAGGTGTTACGGTTGGGCCGTTAGACTGCAAAAGCAAGCTCTCCCACATTTTGAAAGTCTCAGTATCAAGATAATCTTCGATCAATTCATTACCAACATACGACTGTAACATAGGTATATCGGTAAGCGCTTGACGAGCGATATCTACGTAACCGGCCAAAAACTCAGCATCTACTTTAACCGGCGTAAGGTCGTAGTCTTTCTGCGATTTAGCAGCGCCGTGAGTAGTTTGGAAAGTAACCGAGCCATCCCCTGTAGGTGTATTGGCTCGATAAAATACGTAACTACCTGTTGCGCTGTCGAAAATAGGAAATATGTCACGGAAATGCGTTTCCACGTGACCGCGAGTAGCAATGTTTTGATCAATGGTAGGTATGCCAGAGATTGAAACACTACCAACATTATTTGCTAAGGTCAATGTACCAGCGGCTTTCACTTTACATTGCCGACCTATTTTCTCGGTGGCAAAACCTGCAGGGGTTTGATCATCCACTTTGGCAAGCTTTTCAGCGTTATCCTCAAGTGATTTATAGATAAGACTTTCAAAGCTGTTTACTGGATTGCCGTCCGCTCCTAAAATGCCCCCAATGTTACGACCTGCTTTTGCTTTTAATTCAAGAACCTCTTTTTGGATATCCCCGAGTGTAGCTTGTTTTTTTACAAGCTCTTCATTAAGCGAAGTAACTTTTTCCGTATACTCTTTAGTGAGCCGGATCACTTCATCTTGTGCGTCTTTAAGCGCTTTCTCCTGCTTTTCTTTGTACTCACCTACCTGTTTAGAAATGTCGGAAAGTGTTACCTCGCCATCTGTTTTGTAAGCGGCAAAGCCCTTACGATGCACCCCCGGCATACGGCGGGTTATCATCTGCATTGCACTTGCTTTTGTGAACGGAATGAAATTTTGTTTCATGATAATAACAACGTTTGAATGTTTAACAATTGTAATTGGGTTGCTTCATCATTTGGTACATTCGACTGCTCTCTCGGTTGGCCATCCTTGAGAGTGTCGTTTCCGTCCATAAAGAATAAAGCCTCTATCTGCTCGGCTTCTGCGATCACTTTTTGTAAAGTGGCATCAGAAGCCGTTGAGTTTCTTGCGAATGATTTTAATTTTTGCAGGTGTTGGGAAAGTTCATCAGTAGTCCACGATTTTTGCCCCCATACTAACTTATCTTTAAACCTTGCCACTGTGTAAGATAAGTCTTGTATCAAATAGTTAACCCAAGTATACAGGTCTGAGGTTTCAGGCAAAGAAGCGCCAAAGTTTACCAAAGATACGAGGTTGCCGTTAAAACTGGAAATAAAATCTCTTAAGTAGGTAACCTCAGCCGGGTTTAATTGCTTTAATATTTGATCTCCGATAACAATATCCTCAGCCGCTTTTGATACTGAGACTATTTTACTTTCAGGGTGCGCACCCCAATGCGTTAATACGCTTACCTCTTTTAAAAACACTTCCCTGAAATCATAACCTCCTGCTTGGTTCTTTGTGTACTTACCAGATATGGGAGCGAACAGATATGAGCTATCAGTTATTATCTTCTCATCCATCATTTTCAAAGTATCATCACCAAGAGTGTGCGTACCAAACCACATTTTAGCATAGGCGTGCCTGTCATCCTCCCAAAAGCTTTCTGCCATTTTACCAACTCCGTTACCAGTGTAGAGCCTACCGGGAGCAAGGGTTTTATCATGGTTTTGGAATATTCTCACGTCCTCAAAATCATTCCACGACTTTGTAAACATGCCTTTAAAGGCTCGGTCTTTATCGCGATCAAATGAATTGTAGGTAGCGTATGCCGTTACCGCTGTACGCTTACCAAGGTCAACATCTGCAATTGAATTTTGTGCAGCCTTTTTTGTTTTCATTGGGTAACTCATGATGGTTTATATTTTTGTTGTTTTGGAATTAGTCTACCGTTTTTGTCCCGTTTTGGCTCTAACCCTCTAGTACATCTGCAATTAATAACATTTTCGGGGGAGCCTGCTGGATCGCCGGGGCCGTTCATCAGATCAACCCCTATTTGCAATTTCCCTCTCATCCTTGGTACGTGAAAACTTGCATCCCCGTCTACCTGTACCCCATCCATCTTTAAATGAGAATCTCGGGTACGTCCGTCATGCGCTGAAATCCATACTTTCTCTACCTCAAATGGTACGCTATCCTGTACCATGTTATCAGCATGATTAGCCGCTATCGTTAACTCCGTTCTAACGGCTCTTCGTGCACGAAATAAAGAAATTTCTTGTTCACCACTTGACTGCAACTCTTGTATTATTCGATCTATGCCCCACCCTTGGGCCTGCCCTTCTAATAAGACTTTTAGTATTTGTTGTTTTGTACCGTCTGTATAAGGTAGTACTGCCCTGGTTAGTAGGTACTGATTAAGGTACTCGGTAATTGATTGGTTCCATGCCTCGCTAAACCCAAAAGCCCCGCTATCTTTACGTGTTTTTTTGACTTTTACAGCAGCTAACTTCATCAAGTTGTTGTAAACTGCCGTAGCATAAGACATTGCGAACTTTCTAAACAGGTCACTAACTACATTGCTTACTTCCTCATTTACTATAACAGCATTTACTGAGTTTATAGCGGCCCTTACGCCCCTTTCTTGTAATACCGTTATGCAATCATTAATTTGGCTTCTAAACGCCTTATATAACTTGTTTGTGTAAGCGATAGACCACCAACTTAATAAAGCATCATAGTTTTTAGCGATTTGCCGCCTTTTTTTCGAGTTCATTAAGCACGGTGTTTTTAAGGCTTTCACTTTGTAAGGCTGCGATCTCTTTTTTCATCTTGATCACAAAGGCCCAACGGTTATTTTTAGCTCCTATCTTTTTACTCGGGCACATATCATCAGTGATTGGGAAAAAAGTCTCACTCGCTGTTATTAGACGTGCCTCTATTGCCTCCGGTGTTAATTGGGTTACCATTATTATCAGAGTTTAGTAATTCCTGTTGTGCTTGTTGCGAAAATTCCAACTGTTGCATTACCTCACTAAGCGGCTTCACTCCATCGGGTACCCACGGCTCGTCAAAAGTCTTATCCTTGATAGGATCGAAGCCAAGCTCAGTAAGCTTACGATTTGGTGGAATGTACCACGCATTCTGAAACGCCGTAATAAGCGCAGCAGTGTCTTTGCGCATCTCTGGCAAGCTGGAAAAGTCGGAGCTTATAACAACTGAGGGGAAACCGTCCGCATCAATCAAACTAAATGCCAAAGCGAGTGCCTCAGTCATCTTATCGTCTATGTTTAGGCAAGCCGGTGCAATTGTGTTACTGACCCACCCTTTTTGTGCCTGCTCTTTGTTAGCGTAAGTTGTTTGCGTATCGAATAACTCAAACGGTACGGATAATAAAAAACACAATTCCTGCCAGGTCATTTTTTTACCTTCCAATAATGCTTCATCTACACTTGCTTTTGCTATGTCCAGGTAAGACCATTTGCCCCCAAGTGTTGCGATCGCTCCTTTTACTTCGGCGGCATTATTCACGCGTTCGTCTATAAGGTCTTTTATATCTTGCTTTTGTTTCTCAGTTAGATTATCCCATTTCAAGTTATCGTTGACAAGCACACCTTTAGCGCCATCATTCTTAAACATGCGATCGGTGGCCGCTACTGCATCCTTATTTTCTTGAATCGTTCTACGGCCAACATGCAGGGGGTTAAGGCCCATCAGGTGTTCAGCATTGGAAGGGTCAAAGACAGGGTTTTGTCTTTTCCAATGTATCACATCGCATTTACGTAAAGGTATTTTTTTACCATTGACATCTAACCAGTACGCAGCTACGCCAAACATATCAACAGGGTCAGGTATAGCGCCAACAAAACCAGACGGTATAACGAACATTTCAAGCACAGGCAACTTAGCAATCTCCTCATCAGTCCTTTTACGAAATTGCCCATATTCCATTTGACCGTTGGCCGCAATGCGAGGAGCTTCATAGGCGGTAAACTCTTCGGCTACATCTCCACGATTGAGCCATATAATACCGTCTCCTGTGGACTTGTAAAAGACCCGTAAAAGCTCGTAAAATTCTGATTGGCTTTGATTCTTATTGGGTCTACGTAATAGCCTGGCAAGGTCTTTAACGCCTTTACCGTCAACCAAACGTTTATCATATACGCGATCACTTATTTTGCTTTCAGCACTGTATATGTAACGAGGGATTGAGGCAAATTTCTCAGCGTCGTGATTGATGATAGAAAACAGAGCGGTATTATCTGCATAGCCCTGCTCTATGGAGAGGCGTTTATCTATGTCCGGCCATACTTCGTTTACCCACATATTCCAAGTAAGCGAAAATACTTGATTGGCTGAACGCTCTATACTGCGTATACCTAATACTCTGTTAAGTACGGATTGTAAGATATTTGGCATTTGTTAAATATTCATAGTTTACGAAAAAGAGCGGTCAACGTTGATACGTAACCGCGTAAAAACATGCAACCAAACACATGTTGTTTATTACTCAAAGACAAACTTAAAAACCCCATATTTGCGGCTCGGGGTCAAGGTCAAAGTACTTACGCATACTGATACAGTCCCAATAGTCTGTTGATCTACCTATAATTTTCTTAATGTCTTTTTTACCAAGTACGTCGAGCTTACCATCTGAATCAATGTCTTTGCACTTTACCTGTTCTAAATCCTCTGTCAACCGGGATTGCTCGGCCTCATCAGTTTCAAGACCGGTGTTCATGATCTGTACTGTGATAATGCCGTTATTAATATCCTCAGCTGTTCTAAACGAGCACTGAGCTTTTAAATTCTTATAATTCTCTGGAATTGGTTCCCCTGTTTCTTCGTCGAAATTGGGGTTAACAGGTGAGGGGAAAGGACGTGAGTTATTTACAAATTGCCGACAGTCTAAAATATCTACTACACCGCCGCCTACTCCATCAGCATCAACTAAAACCCTGTGCATAGGTACTTGGTGGCGTTCAGCAAATATACGTATTTTTTCGGCAGTTTGCTTAACGGATAAATTTATGTACCTGTAAAGCTGCACATGCCTACCACTCCATAAGCCAATGACGGTTGAATCGGGGCCATACCTAGCCACGTCCACGGTAATGTGGTCTACAGGCAACCAGACAGTAGGCGTGCGGTAAATACGGCTTATAGCTTCATACCCTATCAGTGCTGAGGGGTCGGCGTCATACTCCCAAATACCGTAGCGCAGCCTTTGCAGAGTAATACCCTTAAACCCTTCTAACTTCTTTATATAACCGCTTTCTCCTTTCTTGTTATCGGTGACCAAAGCCTTAATAAATGCCTTGTTGGCTGGTAGATTATTGTTCTTGTGAGGTAAGTAATACTGATAGTAAAGCCAATTCTTTTTAGGGTTGCAGGTTATAAGGGTCTTACCGAGAAGGTTATACTTATCGTTATGCTGCCGACCGGTACGGCTTGAGATCATATTTGCTGCATCCTCATGCACTTCCCCGGCCTCTTCGACCCAGCCCTGTGTATATTCCAGCGATCCAAAACGCTCGAATAATGGATCACTGGGTAAGTATTTCAAATCGATAAGGTCAATACGTGAGCCGTTCTTAAAATTAAAACATTGGTCTTGACCGTTGAACTTAAAGAGGTTCTCTTTTTTTATTTTATGGTAGTTACAGACCTTGTAGAGAGTGGGTACAGTGGACTTACGTAATTGCTTTAACTCACTTCTACCCACAAAGTAAGTGGTGCCTGGAAAGCTCGTTGCATTACGTAACAACCATTCACACCCAAGCCACGACTTACCGCCACCGGCAGCACCGCCATATGTTATGTATTCGGTTGTGTGATCCGTTAGTTTAGTGTAAGCGAGATGTTGTTTCCACGAGGGGTCAATTGTAGGTATCATGTATCACGGATTAAAATGCAAAATACGTCACGGCGAAATATTGCGCCGTGACGTAAGTAGACGAAAACAAACAAGTAGAAAAATGAATTACCCTTGGGCAGCGGGTTGAATCTCCTCTTTAGCTTGCTCCGGTACTGTTTCAGTTACTAAAACACATCCGGTATTTTCGAATACCACATTGCAGGAACCGTAACTACCGTCTTTATGCCCGTTTGCCGCTAACTTAAAAGCGGAGGTATAGGCATTAGGGTGTGTGTTGTAGTTTCCTTCTACAATCTTTAACAACCCTGGTAAAACGTTATCAAATTCAGTTTTGCTTGCCCCTGTAAGGCGCTCACTTTCTTTTTTAAGTGCCTGTACAATAGCGCCAGGAGTGCCAATTAAATAGACTGACCAACTCATAATGTTAGATGTTCGGTTGCCCGTTCCCGCTTTTAGTTCTTCAATACTTGGTATGTATAATAGGTTTCTGTTTAATCGCATTTCTATACGCAACTTGGCAAAAGCCGTTGGGTCAATAGGCCCGCTTTCTTCAAACCACGTTACGTTTAATTCAGGTAGGCGGGTTGTTTTCCCTTCGTATAACTCGTAAGGTACCTTGAACGTTTCACACAGCTGTTTAGTAAATAGCTCACTTTCCTGTTGTTCAAAATCAGCTAATTGTACTTTTGCCACCTCCCATTCCCCTTTCAAAACAGGTGCAAACCGCAGCCCTTTGAGTTTACGTTTAAATGTCCTTGTTGCGTGGTATCTTCGTTCCCGTTTTGTCATAATATTAACATTACTGTTCTACCAGTTTGCAATATATCGTTTCTCATCTGGTAAACGATCTTACGTGATTTAGCAAGCTCCCAAACACTAGCCCGCTTTATTTCCAGATAGCCAAAGGTCTTATAACAAGGCATAACGATAGTACGTACACCGTAGAAGTCTGTAACAAACTGCTCAGGGTTGAGCACTCTTACCTTGCGCTTTCCTCTCCATGAGCCGGAGTAACACCGTTTAGTTTTGATTGTTTGCATAATCGTCTAATTGTTTAAATGAGAAGTGCAAACCACCGTTGCCCGAACGGTTTCTTTCGTACTCCTCGATAGCTTTGCTAAGTTGCGGAAGTCTTTGCTCGCTAAAGGCATCGCACACCCATAATTGAAAGCAATTAAAGGTGCCTTCGTTTCTACGCATTATCTTAATAGCCTTTTTCAGCAATATGTATTTATAAACGCGTTTGGTCATGGTATTAAGTGTTTATTTCCGTTACCGTAGCGGCTTAAATCTCGTTTATCTAACATAAAACACAATACCGGTTTATCGGAGTAGTAAGTTGGTACATCTACATCTACCCTTATACGATAGCCGTTGTAAAGTTTAATAATCACATAGTATACCGGGTCGGTATGCGTTTTATACCCGCTGGTAGGTTCATCGTAGCCACGACTTACTACTTCGCCGCAATACTGTTTAGGCTCTCCTCTTGCTTTATTTTCAAAGTATATAACTACCCACAATATTACTACAAAAATAACTGTGGTTACGGATATGGTTACTACTATCTCTTTGTATTCATTAAAGAATTGTAAAAAGCGTTTACTCTTCATCGTCATCTTTTGGTTTTTTTGGTGTGATGTAATTCCAGGCAAGTATTCCGGCAACAGCTCCACTGTCATCTAGTAAGTTGGTATCTTTCCAGCCCATGTTTTTGAGTGCAAAAATAGACCCTGTTGGTTTTTCACCGTGTAAGTTTTTTTCATACCTGTTCTCAACTCTAAGCTTTGCTCTTTTTATTATACTCGCAAACTCGGGGCCTTTCTTGCTGTAATCACTCAATGAAGTTGTACTCTCGAAACCCAAATAAAGAGCCAACCCAGTAACCGTAGGCGGTTCAGGTTCACGTAAACAAATAGTCTCTCTGAACTCTTGCTTTTTACCTTTAATAGTTATTTCGGTTACTCGCTCTTCATACTCCCCTTTTATCCACTCAAAATATGAATTACATTCTTTTTCCATTGCCTCCGGGGAATCGTAAAAGGCCGGTGCTCCTGTGGAATACGTGATATTATAACGGTGAGACTTAACCGCATAAGTGTTTTTGGTTTTATGGTTTGGGTCTTTCTTTTTAGCCTTAACTCGGCCTTTACCTGTTTTCTTTTTAGTAGGCATATTGTACGGATTAAGTAATTTATTCTCCTAGCCAATCCAGGAGATAAAATAAAACTGCTATGATGATAAATGTTAACATAAAAGTAAGTTCTATTTTTCAATTAAGCCTAATGGTATTGTTAAAGGGTATCTTGATTTTGCCTGTATTATATAAGTGGTACAACAATTACCGCAATATACTTCACCGTAAATAATATCATTAGCAATATCAACAGGTACTTCGTTAGCACTGTAATTGTTCAAAAGTCTTTCCCCTGCTTTGCTTTGCTCTTCAATTACTCCATTGCATTTAGGGCAATTAAATATAACCGTATCATACATACCCATAAAAGTAAGTTTTATTTTTTATATTGTTTAATTAACGCTTTGGTGGCTCTCATTAATGCGCTTTGGCCTTTTTCCTTATTTACATTGCTTTCAAGTATCTGCTCATCAATAGTACCTACTGCTTTTAGGCTATGGCTGATAACGTTGTGTTTTTGCCCTGGTCGATCAATACGCCCATTGGCTTGTAACAAAAGCTCAAGGCTCCACGTATTTTCAAACCATATTTGCTGATTGCCCCCAAACTGTAAATTCAATCCATGACCGCCGCTTTGAGGGTGCAGGAAAAATAATGCGGTCTTACCCTTGTTCCATGTATCAATATCACCGTCAGTGCGAAGCAGTAAAGGCTTATATCGTTTAAACTTCTTTAAAAGCATTTCTTTAGTGTGCTTAAACCAGTAAAATACTAACAATGGTTGGCCGTTAAGAGCTTCTACGTACTCCTCCAAAGCATCATATTTAAAACTGTGAACATTATGCGCTTTTTTATTCTCGTCATACACGAACCCGCTTGCGAACTGTCTCAACTTGATTGAAAGTGCCGCCGCTGTTAAAGCGGTAATCTCCTCACCGGCTTCAATTAATTCAAGTACCTGCTCTTTTTCAAACTCCTTATATTGCTTCATTACCTTGGGGCTAAACTCAATATCTATAATCCTATCAATCCTCTCCGGTAATTCCAAGTAATCGCGAGTTTTCATACTAATGCAAATGTCTTTAACTCTACGGTGTATGGCTTTCTCTGCATTTGGAATATCTT